AATTTTTCGTCATCGTAAATTTTAACTCTTTCAATAAAATGTTTGAGTGTGTAATTCACAAATTTACCTATGCGAAAATCATCAGCGATATCAAATAAAACCGCTTCTTCCTTATTGTCGCCTTTTCTTAATCCTCGGCCGATTGACTGAAGATTACGGATGCGGGATTTGGAAGGACTGGCAAATATGATATTGTGAAGGTTACGGATATTAACACCAGTGCTAAAAGTGCCGTAAGAAGCAACAATGATTGCGTCCCTTTCTTTTTCAGTAATTGCTCGGACCGATTCTCTAACCTCCACATCAGTACCACCAAAAACAAAAAATACATGCCGATCCTTGACTGAATCTTTAATAATAGAGTATAAATCTTTTCCATGTTTCTCCACAAATTGAAATAATATAAGAGTGTTACCGTTTAACGACAAAGCTAAATTACGAATAAATTCATTTCTTGCTGGATTTTGAACTATGTAATCTATCTCTGTGTTATAGTCCCAATCTCTTGCTTGTTTACATACTGCCTCATTATGTTTCAGTATAAGGCATTTAATTTTAAAACTAGCTAATTGACCTTTATCAATTAACTCCGATGTTGTTGTTGCTTTATAAACTGGCCCAAACAATCCTTCCAATACAAGGCGATGTGTTTGTGTACCATCTAAAGTGCCAGTTGTTCCTATCCTATATTTAGCGCTTGTGCAACCTGAGAGTATCGTTGTAAGTGATTTGGCCTTAAATTGGTGTGCTTCATCGCCCATTACAAAATCAAACTGTTCAAAGTAATCGGCATCATTCTTATAGATGGATTGCCATGTGGTAATCGTCAGTAGTTTGTTGGTGTGTTTTTCTTTACCAGAGTATTGACGATGACAGTATTTTTCAGAATCATATCCATACGATTCAAAGTCGGTATACATTTGTTCTACCAATGATGTGGTTGGAACAATCAGTAAGCCACGCTTATAATCCGACTCTTGTAACCAACGGAGTATCACATAAAGTATTAATGATTTACCTGATGCTGTTGGTGATAGAAGCAGTAAACGCCTATTGCGAACTGCTTGAACAAAAGCATTTAATTGATAATCTCGTATCTCATGTGGCAAATCTAGTGTGCGAATGAAATCAACTGCCTCAACTAATGAAAAGCTTTCAGTAACATTTATTTCAGAATTAATCTCAGAGGTATAGTTTCTTTCAGCACAAAATTTTTCAATATAAGGAACAAGACCATGATAGATTTGATTTGTTCTGAGGTCATACAACCTTATAAAACCATCCCACAATTTGTTTTTGTAGGCAGGAACAAACTGATAACCTGGTACTCTAAAAGAAAAGTATGAGCTTAACTCCTGTGAGATAGATTTCTCACATTCTACTTTAATATAAGCTTCGTTTAGTTTATGAAGAATTACATCACTCATTAAATGCCTTGTATAAATTTTTCCCAGTCAATGAATGATTTTAATTCCCATGCACGATTGTTTAATTCTTTGAGAATAGATTGGCACACATCAACAATCTCATCATGCATAATTTTTGCGGCCAGGTGTTTGCTTAAATCGTCATCACTCTCCAAATATATAGTGATGTCGGATTTCAATACAAAAGGAAACGGAGACCATCCATATTTGGCAAGTTCATCATCATCTAACTTACCTGTGTAATATTCCCACTTTATTTTTTTCCATTTGTTATACTTAAACTCAGCTTGTTTTGCCAATAGACGATGCTGTGAAAGGGTATTTAAGTATTTACTGTGAAGTTTGGGTATGTTGATTAATGCTTTGCCTGGTTCCGTTCTGTCAATCTCGGAATCTTTCCGCCATTCTTCCAATAGTTCATCTAGTTGCTTCATATTATAAATCCTCCTCACGCTATGTTACACTAATGGTAACAATTTGTCAAGCTATATTAGAATGTTTTTTCAATATCGTAGTAACTATACCGAAATGTGGCATCGGCAGTAATGATGTTATCCGGCCCGTCTTGTGTGTTCATCACAAAGGTAGATATTGATGTTGGGAATACCTGATGAAACTTAAATCGGTAAGATACATTGTTTGAAGATGACAATATATTAATAGAGGCATCTGAAAATTGTGGGAACTTTTTATTGAGGTCGGTGGCTGCCGAATTGTATTTGTTTAATCTAGGCAATCTTTGATATTCTTCAAACTCCACAGGAAAAGTCATAGCACGAATCCAATCATGTATCTCTTTCCATGCAGTTAAATCTTCATCAACCATAAAAGTGACATTCAGTAAATCGTAAATCGCCTTTTCACCCGGCGAATAGATGTCAACAAATGGGTTTACAATTACGGCCTCTGATAATGAAATACCAGGTACGCTTACTGATTGACAAAAGTATTGAACATTCGGCACTCGTCCAAAGCTAAGTATAAACCGACTACCAATGAGTGGATTTGGATTTGTTGGGTTTCGTGTGATTGCTGTCATTTAATATATTCTTTTAAATCCATCATTTTCTCTCGCTCAATTAAAGTAATGATATCTGATGTTAAATCAATCTCTTTTTTAATGAAAAACATTTTAATTCTAAGTTCTTCTAATTGCTTATTATAGAAATCAAGTTCTACCTTTTTACGAGCCCTAAGGTCAACTAAATCGTTAATTAGTATGATATTACTCATAATGGTATTTAGTAGATAAAAAAAGAGGCACCGAAGTGCCTCTTTTAACAGTCCCTTTTTATAATTATTATTATAGGACTTGTTTAATTACATCAAGTTCTTAACTACAAAGCCACGATAGTAAACATTGGACTGAGCGGTCAATGCACCTTGTGTTGCAGCGGCAGTTCCATCAGCAAAAGGATTGGAAACGAGACCGTAACGGGTCTTAAATCCAATTTTTGGCTGGAAAGTACCGGTGTCAACTGCACGAACCATTTGCAATGGAACATATGGGCAATAGAACAGACCAGCGTCATATGCATTTGAACCCTTGTAACCAACTACAGCGAATTCATTTGTAGAACCTGCTGGGAAGTATGGGTCAATATACACTTTGATACGGCCAAACAATGTACCAGCAAATGTATTACCTGTGTCATCAACAGTCAAATTAACTTGACCTTGTAATGCAGAGTTGTAATCCAAAATACCAGCCATTGCCAATGCGGAAGCAACATCAGAAGAGCAAAGCATGATGTTGCCTTTTCCTCTACGAGTTTGCTTGGCGATTGTATTAGCTTCACGCTCAATTTGGAACGCTAAACCTTTAATCTTCTCAACCATCCAACGACCGTTAGAATCGGTGTCAAGGTCAAAAATACCACGAGTTGTAGTACCTACTTGTGCGCCTAACTTAGCAACACCATAAATGGTACGAATAACTTCACGGTTGATTTCAGCAAGAATCTCTGTTGAGAGAATGTTTGCTAATTCGGTTTCTGCATCTAGACCATGAACTGCTTTGAGGTCTTGTGCGAGTTCCATGGAGTATTCTGCCTTGAGAGCACGGGTCTTTGCAGTAACCGTAACTTTCTCAATAGAGAATGCCATTTCTTGGAATGTGTTACCAGCGGCGCCATCACCTAAGTTCTCACCTTGGCTGGTGGTCATAGCAGCAACAGCAGCAGCATTAGATGTGAAAGTTTCTGTGGTATTAGCAGCTAAAGTCAAACTTGTCAACTGTGCCAATTGAGCAGCAGTAATAGCTGCATTGGAACCAGAGAAGAATGTGTTAGCTTCGTTGTAGAAAGCTTCTGTACCAGTTTGTGTGCTATAGCGTGAACGCATAGCAAAAATCAAACCAGTTGGGCCTGTCATTGGTTGAACACCGCAGACATCATAAGCGATTAGGTTTGGCAATGAACGGCGAACCAAGCTGATTAAGATTGGGTCAAAGTTTTGAATTGCAGCACCAGTTGTGTTGTTTATGGTTTCTGTAATCATACCAGATTTCTGCATCTCTACGGCTTGGTTCTCAAGCACGACAGCTGTTACAGCTTTACGATATGGGTCAGAAATTGTTGGAAGGTCTGGATGATCCAGAACGCCATTCCATTTTTGTTGTAGTGGTTCGGACAAATACATTAAGTTTCTCCTTTGTTTTACTTAAAATTTTGTTTTAGAAATTGCGTTAGATACTGCGGCAACAAATGGATCATTAATCACTTTTTGTTCACCAGCATCTTCTACTATTTCGTGTAGTTGTTGTTCATTGGCCTTTTTAATGCCAGATGGAAAATAGTTCTCACGAATTGTTTCAAGCTTATTTGTATATTCTTCCTCTGTGGAGAACTCTACACCCTCTGCGAGTGATTTGATTTTTTCAGCTTGTGTGGTTGTGAGACCATCACATACTTCACGGGATAATTCATTCTTGCGGGATTCTACAAGAGCTTTAGCATAAGAAATGCCACGCTCAATTTCTTCATTGAGTTTGCTTTCAAGTTCTTCAACTTTACCAGCAAGTTCATCAACGAGGTCAACTTTTTCGGTTGGAACATCAATATAATGTTCTGCGAAAAGATTGCGTAGACCAGCAATAAATTCTTCGGTGAGTTCAGCACGGAGGCCGGACTCAATTGCGATTTCGTTATCTGTTAACCATTGTTCAACGACATAGTTTAGGTAGTCATCTACTTTATTGGTTAAATCAGTTTTGATGTCATCAATAGCTTCTTCAAGCATTGATGTATATTTTTCTTCAATTTCTTCTTCAATTTGCAATACTCGGTCTTGAACACGAGCTTCAAAAATTGTAGAAACTTTTTCTTTGAATTCTTCGGAGATGGTAGAATCGTCAGCAAAGAGAGCATCTACATCCTCTTTCATCTTTTCTTTCATCTTCATTTTCTTCATCATTGCTTTATCTTCTTTTTCATCATCATGCATTTTTTCAGCAATGACTTCTTCTTCAGATTCAGTTTCTTCCATTTTGGCAGAAGCAGCTGAAGCCTTCATTTTGATAGAAGCGGCATTCTTAGAAGCTGCAGAACTATCAACCGCCTTGGTGGTATCCAATTTAGCAGAGTCATCGTCCGGCTTATAATTCTCTGGTGTTGGTCCGCCCACATCAACGACTTGGGTGGACATTTTATGCATTGGCTCGCTCGGAGCGGATTTCTTACTTTGAGTAAGAATGTCTGCTGCAGCTTCCATTAGTTTATTTGTTGCCATTAGGAATCTCCTTATGATTTCTTATTTATAAAATTAAAGTTTTCTGAGGTAATTTTCAAACAGTTTTAGAGCAGTAGCCTCTATTTGGCTACGGGAAGCTCTCTGTATTGTTGTTTTAGCGATGTCAAAGTCCTTCTCTACGAAGTGACCCTCTACAAACATCCACTCTTTATTCTCCATGATGCCGTTAACGAAAGCGCCTGGTGCCGATGGATCTGCTACAATATCGGCCGCAGTAGCAAGCTTTAGGTCGTCCTGAACAAGGTTATAACCCTCTTTGGTCTGTACCAAAGAACCTAAGGCTCTAGATGACACTCCTACTTGAATATCGTTATCAATAAAATTCTTAACGATTTGGCCATAAGGAGTTTCTAAAATTAATGCTTTGCCATAGTATGTGTTTCCATCTTCTTTTAGAGAAACAATTTTGTGTGATACTCGCTCTAGATTAATAGACGGCGTATCTGGATGCCCTAGTTCACCAAGCGCTCGGTTGGTGTTAATATATTCTTCTGTATAACGATTAACTTCATTGCGAAGTGTATCCATTTTATACATGCGATTGTTTTTATTAACGGCATCACCCACTAAAAAGGTGCCTTCAATGTATAGTTTTTTTCTACCATCTTCCATTTTCTCGGTAAGATACTTTACATTTTCTACGGATTCTCTAATAAGTTTCATGTTACATTCCTTCTAATGCTGGGGTATAAGTAGCCGTTTTCGCTAGTTGCATCACCAAAGTTCCTGCTGTTCCTGTATGTTCAATAAACACATTTTGTGTTGCGTTATTTGCAAAAGTAATATCATATTCATATAATACCAAATTAGTAGCAGCTGAAGGCAATTCTAAAATCAATGTATTTGAAGCAGGTGCAGCACCTCCTGTGGTACTTGTCCCTCTATAAATTCTAAAAATACCATTTGTTGATGTTGACACCTGTGCAATAGCAGCAGCTGTTACCGTTTCTCCCGTTTGGGCTGAAAGTGCCGACAAATTAATTTGAGTGTTTGCGGCACCACCAACAATACGAATTGTTGTTTTTGCTCTAACAGCGTTTATGATTTCAAATGGCATTTTATTTTAGTCCTATTGATGCTCGCCTACGCATTGACAT